TAAATGCCCAGAATGCGAGCATGAATATTCACAAGCCTTTACATTGGACATGGTAAGTTTTTTCGATCCCGCCTCCTGACCTTGTCCTTTGATGAAATCAGCAAGTGGGTTGATGACATGGAGCGGGAGGCGAACCTAATACGTAAAGAAGGCTTAAAAATGAGCTGGTACATGCGCGGCGGGATGACCTACGAAGATGTCATGAATTTAAGTTTTGGAGAAAGAGAACTAGTTGGTGATCTTATCAAAGACAACTTAGAAACAACTAAAAAATCAAAGATGCCATTTTTCTAATGCTAGATATAGATATTGTTAAACAAGATATACACAATTGGATTGTAAACTTCCTAGAAGTTAGAAACCCTAACTTGGGTAATCGCAGTCCTTGTCCGTATGCCCGTGGCGCTAGAATAAAACAAAGTTATGATGTAAGAATTGGCACTGAGTTACTTGACGACTTGAATCAAATTGCTCAGCAAGGCTTGGGCAAGTTTGAAGTTATTATATGTGCTTACCCTAGCAACAAGTATAGCGCAGATGAATTTTATGAACTAGTTCAGCATGCAAATAAAAACATACTAGTCGAAAAAGATATACTTGTACTAGACGACCACCCTGACCACAAAGAAGAAGTTAATAGTGTATGCTTTAATCAAGGAAAGTACACACTTGCATTAGTGCAATGTTTAAGTGACTTAAATGAAAAGGCTAGATTTGTTGCAAAACAAGGGTTTTATGATGAATGGCCAGATGAATATTTAGAATCTTTGTTTACACACAGAGAAGACCCAAGGAGTTAATATGTTTAGTGTACACCAACACTGGGATCCGCTTAAAGTTTGTATACTAGGAAGAGCATATCCGCCAGAATTTTATTCTTGGATTAAAAATCCTAAAACACGTTCATTATTTGAACGGATGGCAATCGAAACTGAAGAAGATTTTCAAGCAATTCAAAGAAAACTTGAAGAATTTGGTGTAGAAGTATTGCGTCCTAACTTGCCCAAATACCAAGGTGTTATCAACGGAAGTTATGTAAGACCTCCAATGACTCCTCGAGACTACACTGTAATGATTGGTAGCGAATTTTACGAATCGTATTCATCAGATTTAAGTGCTTGGTATAACAAACTCAAGGACCCAAGTTGGCCTGATTGTTATACTGTTGAAGATTTATTAGCTTTGCCCAACAAAGCAATTGATGAATTAAAATTTCGTGGAATGGACAAATTTTTAAATCATTATAACTCAGTTAATTGTTACAACGATATTTTTGAACGTATAAAACAAGAAGGCAACACAATTAACAACAAAGCACATCCGTTGTTGTCGGGTGCAATGGTTAGTCGCATTGGTAAAGACTTATACTTTGGAACATTTGACACTGAAGATCAAAGTATAAAACCGCATTTTGAAAAAATGTTTCCCGACCACAGAATACATGTAGTTGACACCCAAGCACACAGCGATGGATCTTATTGTCCGGTTGCACCTGGGTTGATTATTAGTTTAGAAGATGTTGCAAATTACAAAGAATCATTTCCCAACTGGGAAGTTGTATATTTGCCAGATCAGTCATGGGAGGCAGTTAAACCATTTCTGGATCTCAAAGCTAGAAACTTCGGTAAATGGTGGATACCTGGACACGAATACGATGATGATGTGCTAGAAACTGTTGAAACATGGCTCGACGATTGGGTTGGATATGTTGAAGAAACTGTTTTTGACGTTAACATGCTTGTTATTGATCCAAAAAATGTTTTAGTGTTTAACTACAATAAAAAAGTCTTTGATGCACTTGAGCGCCATGGCATAACGCCGCACATTGTTACATTTAGACACCGATTCTTTTGGGACGGTGGAATTCATTGTATTACAACTGATTTGCACAGAGAAGGCTCAATGAATGACTACTTCCCCGAACGTAGCTAACAACAACATATGGGATAGACTCAAATCTTGCGTGTTAGGAAGTGCTTGGGGTCCGGAGTTTTATGATTGGATTCCAAGTGTAACTGCAAGAACAGCGTTTGAAAAAATTGCTGTTGAAACTAACGAAGATCTTAATAACTTAAAAACTTGTTTAGAAAAGTTAGGCGTTCAAGTGTTACGGCCAACACTTCCTCGTAGTTTGAATCGCACACTTATGCCGCCCATCTCTCCAAGAGATCATATGTGTATGTTAGGAAATACACTGTACGACATATACAATTTTAGCGAGTTGTATTACAAAGACATTTTTAAGTTTGTTGAACGTCAGGGGTGTAATGTAGTAAAAAGCAACAACACCACACTGTGTGGATCAATGTTGTATCAATTTGCAGATCAAATTGTTTTTTCGACTTGGGACAAAACGCAAAAAAATACAACTGGAGATTTGTTGGCCAGAAAAACCGGAAAGCCTGCAAACTGGTATTATTTGCCAGGACACATTGATGGATGGTTTTGTCCAGTAACACCAGGATTAATTGTATCATCATCAGAAGAACACAGGCCAGAATTGTTAGATCTGTTTTACAAAACGTATTTTCCAGATTATGAAGTAGTGTATCTTGGCCCTACATTTGAAAATACATACAGTGCAAGTCAATGGAGCAATCAAAAATGGTATGTTCCTGGCGAAGAAACAAATTTAGATTTTATTAATTCAGTTAATACTTATTTTGTTGACTGGGTAGGTAATATGTCAGAAACAGTTTTTGAAGCAAACATGATTGTTGTTGATAAAAATAATGTTATTGTTAGTCAATACAACCAAGAATTGTTTAAGAAATTTGAACAATACAACGTTACACCACATGTGTGTGAACTCAGACACAAAATGTTTTGGGATTCAGGTGTAAACTGTGCAATAGCAGATTTAGAAAGGGGATAGACTATGGACGTATACACAATTTACGCAGATCACAGCGAAGAAACAAATGCCCATGAATTTGTAAGACTCATGAGGAAATTTTTAGACAAAATGGTTGAACTAAATCGTATGGAAACATATCGTATTACACGCATGAAGTTGGGATTTAGAAGTATGGATCTTCCTGAATTTCGTATAGACATGGAATTCAACAACATGCAACAACTAGATGATGCTATGACTAGTGTTATTCGAAATGAACAAATGATTGAAAACGAACACATTGGATTTAATCATCTAGTAGATGTTGAAACTATACAACATTTTTTATATAGAGATTTTCCAGATAACCTTTAAGAACTACTTCGTAGTTCTGTGTTTCGCTTACGCTCACACATTAATATTAGAAATAGATTTTTTTAATTTAAAGCCACAATCAATGATTTTAAAGCGAAGCGATATTACGTATTATCCAGATAAAGTGGTCACACTTAGCCCGTTGCCGGGCTAAGAAGTCTGTCGCATTATCCGAGTAGCGCAGTCACACAACGTTAGATCTATAATGTATTATATATAGTACATAAGGGTTTCAAATGTACTGTATATAATACACAGCGCAGGCGGTTAGCCGGTACCTGCTCGATCCGTCTTATTCCAACGGCACATTGCATTAGTATACGTTGTCATCTAATGCAATGCTGTAGGCGTTTGTAAAACCCTACATCTTTTTGGCCTATATTAACTCTATTCAAACAGCAAAACCGCAGGCATTTTGCGATCGGCGTCCTGTTAAGGATAGTTGCTGAGTGCTTGTTGCCGCAACAAGACTTCCGCACCCTCTCACAGCAGAAGGGACTTGGGCACACGAAATTGACCTGTGCGAGTCGTTAAACAGCTAATTGGTGTTGATTTGGTTCTAGTAAATTATGGAGTTGTTTTGTGTTGAGAAATTTTTCTAGTTGCCAGGTTTTTAAGTTTAAATTGTGTTTGTATATAAGTGTGTGTTGTATTGCGGCTTCTTGTATGATATCTAGATTAAATCTAGATAAATCCATGTCCCAACCTTTAACAATTGCTTCAACAATAGTATCAAAATACCAAACAAATCGCATACGCTCTTTGTGTATATTTTGCCATTTGCGATAAACTGAAATCCAGTTATCCCATCGTGACTCGTCGATAGTTAAATCAAGATGATCAAATAAATCTCTAACAGTGTTATCAAAACAATTGAATAAGTCAAAAGCCTCTAGAAAAAAATGCCCGTTAATGCTCTGAAACTTTGGTTCTATACGTGTAACATAATGAGGTTTAAGATTTAAAGCTAGAAATTCTCTATGATCCCATACATCATTAAGTTGTAATTTTTGCCAAACTGCGTTGCTTTCGTTAAAGTAAGTGTCAATGAATTTTTTGTGATGTTCTATTGTTGCCTCTTCAGTATCAATTGCTCGTATAGCATACATGCAACTGTATAATGAATGTTTTTGTTGATTTGAAAGTATTACAATTTTAGTGTTGTCCAGTAACTGGACATGTTTTATTGCCTGTTCAGTGCCTTTGCTAACTTCAGGTGTTTCGCCACGGAAGTTATGAAAATATATAGTATTAAAAGTGCCTGGTTCTGTGTTTTCTATATCCAAAATAATTTTGTAAAATTCTTCAAGTGTTTCGGGTTGATTAGCATCAAACCCATGAGCATTGTCTTTGACAATTGGGTTGTCTACTAAAGTTTCGTAACGCTGAGAATAACAACTGTAATAGTTATCTTTTCCAGACAAATACAATATTGACCAGTTTAAGAAGTGACCTCCTTTGCCAGGATCAGTTATAAAAGCAACCAATGACATGCTATTTGTCCCTCAACCCTTCTCTAAGAATTTTTGAACCGCCTACCCTGACATTTATTATACCGTTGTAATATTCGTCTGTCAAGAGTACACGTCTATCAAATTGTTCTTTTGCTTCAAGATAGCTAGCAATACCCCTGCTAGCACAAAAATATAATATTTCTCTAGTAAAATTTTCCTCGCCAATCTCTGCAACATCTGCTTTAAGATTGTCACTGCTGCCCCAGTACTCACGCCAATCGCTTTCTTTAGTACCTTTGCGTTTGCGCTTTTTACCTTTTAAAGGAGGCTTACTAGTTTTAAATTTGGCAAGTTTTTTACCAACATATTTCATGTTGTTTTGATTGTTGGTAATAAGATACACAAATGCTTCGCACCCTTCGGGCAATTCTTCAACAATTTTATTATTATAAAGCCAAGGGCTAGGCATGTGCTACCACTCTAACGTATGATTTTCATCTAGCAGCTTCTCTTTTGTGCATTTTGATTTGCACTCAAAACTGCTAAACTCTAAGAACTTAGTAGACCAAAATGTATCTGCTAAGATATCCTCAATTGTTTGTTTGTAAAGATTAAACTGTGTTTTTGCCAAGTTGTGCCATTCACTGTTGTGTGAGTATCTATTGGCAGTCCAGCAACAAGGATAAAACTCTCCTTGACTATTTAAGAAAACACCTTTATTTCCAATTAAACAAATTCCTGAGTGTGTGTTATGTTTAGTTAAATTTTTAGCCCTAGTAGAAAAAATTGTTTTCAACTCTTTGCCCGGGCGCAGCCTATTGGTTATTGGGGTTAATACACGTTCAAATCTGTGTCCTTGGGCAACGTATTCACTGCTTGGTTCTAGATCGTCATTGGGATAAGCGTCAGGATAATGACTGTTAAACTTGGTGCTTTTAGTTAACTGAAACAAGTCAAATCCAAGATCAACACTTTGTCTAAACATTGTTGGAAACAGCTCTTGTTCGTTAAATTTAAAAGCAATTGTATCACGCACTAAAAATGTTGTATGGTTAACACTTCTAAATGCTTTTATGCCCTGTACAATACTTTCCCAATTACAGTTAATTCTGTATTTTTGATTGCTTTCCTGATCCCACCCGTCTAAACTAAAATGTAATTCATCATGTATATCTAATACTCTACCCAAATACTGCCACCAATCAGCAGGCTTGTAGCTTCCGTTGGTGACTATTACAATTTGTATTGATGGGTTAAGGGTTTTAAACCAAATACATATTTCAATTAAGTCTTTGCAATATATTGGATCACCGTCATTGCCGCAAAATGTAATTTTTTTAATTTTTCTAGCAATTGTTTCGCCAATTTGATTTTTAAAAAAATCTAATTTAAGTTGTTTGTTAAGCAAAGATTCGGGCAATTCTGCTCGTGGGCATCGTGGGCACTTTAACGTGCAGATACTTGATGGTTCTATATGCCAATGATCAATTGCTAACAACAAACTCTACCTGTACGTCAGACATTCGCAAAAACTCAAGACCACGTGTATCGCGGTATTTGTTTTTGTAATACACAGTAGTGATACCACTTTGATAGATTAGTTTTGCACAATCTATACAAGGTGCATGTGTAATAAAAATAGTTGCGCCTTCGCCACTTTCAGGGCTACGAGCTAGTTTAGCAATTGCGTTGGTTTCTGCATGCAGCACTTCTGGCTTGGATTTGTACAGTGACGCATCATAGGGTTTACCCTCATTTGAAAATGTTCCTGTGTATGTTTCACAATCATTATCCCAACCGCTAGGCATACCATTGTAACCAATAGAAATAATGCGATCATTTTTTACAACAATTGCTCCTACTTGTAATCTTTTTGCAGAACTAAGTTGTGCAAATCTTTGTGCAACGTCCATGTATGCATTAATAAATTTTTGTTTCATTTTTTCTCATTAGATATATCAAGTATTCGTGCTTTGTATATATAAATTTCCAACTATTGCTACGCAATGGGTGACTCATGGCGCTATCATGATAACACTCCATTTCAAAATACTTCTGAAGCCAAATAATACTTTTGTTAAAACTGCTACGTGTTGGTAGCCAAGCAAATTTTTCTGTTACTTTTTCTGATGCTTCTCCGTAATACACACTAGCTGGCTTCATAACAATACACACCTACAGCATTTCAACATCAGTATTGTAACTTGTAAATCCGTTTTCTTTAACTACTCTTAGAATATTTTCTACTCTCCCAGCAAGCTCATCTCTGTGACTTACGAGCCAAATACTTTTTTGTCTTTCTCGACTCATTTTCTTTAACAGTGCAAGACTGTTTTCAACACCCTGTGTATCCATGCCGCTGTCGACCAGTTCGTCAATAAACAGTACATTGATGCTACTGTACAAACTTTCCCAAACATCGCGGAATGCCCAACTCATACTCAGTATAAGTCTATTGCGTTCCCCGCGACTCAAGTTATCAAAGTCAAGTTCTCGCCCTAGCTCGCTAATTTCAACGCTTAAATCATTTTGGAACACAACACTATGCGGCAATCCAATGCGATCAAGATAGTGCGTTAATCGTTGATTTAGATAACTTAGATTTTGATCAATGATCTTTTTACGAATAAAACTGTCTTTGTTTGTTAACAATTTCAACAAAAAGTCTTGGTGTTCTTGCAAGTTGGTTAGTCTGTTTAGTTCTTCATAATCAACTTCTTGTAGAGCCTGTGTTTTCATATCATCAATTTGATCTTGATATGGGTCTTGTTCTTGTTGTTTTGTTTCAATTTGTATTTCAAGAGTATTCAGCGTAGTACGGTGTTGTATTGCATCCTCTTCGTTGTCGTAAAACATTTTAGGAGGTGTGCCAAGTTCACCTAGATCATCTATTTCATTTTTTAATTCTTCTAAGAATGAAACATGCTCTGCGTGTTGTGTTTTTGCATCTTCTAAATCTTTGTTCTTTTTTCTCAAAACCTCTTCGTGTTTGCTGTCATGAAAAGTTTGACCACAAGCATAACAAGTGTGATCTTCAAGTGCCTGTATATCTTCTTGTAATTTTTTTATTGACTTTTCTTCTCTGCTAACATCAAGTGTTGCACGACTTATCTGACTGTTTAAATCGTCAATTGTTTTGCGTTTTGAATCCCACGATTCGTGGTCTTTGTGTGCTTGTATTTCATTGTCAATATTAATATTTTGTAAATCTTGCAATGCTTTTAATAGTTCTTCGAGATCTTCTTTGTGTTTTGCACGCCATAATTTTTGTCTGCGTCCTAAATTTTCAATTTGTTCTTCAATTCGTTTGTTTGCTTCGTTAATTGCTTGAATACGAAACTCTTCTTGTTTAATATCGTCTTTTGTCTTTTTGTGCAATTCTTTAATACGATCCGCTTTTTCACTGAGCATGGTAATGCCCAATAATTGTTCAATAATAGCTCTTTGATCGTTTGCTTTTAAACTTAAAAATGGTAAAGTATATGTGTTCAAACCAACAATGTGTTGGAACATAGTATGGCTCATTCCAAGTATGTTTTCAATTGCACCTTGTGTTTCTCTGCTATCACCTTGTGCATCATCATCGGGGACTTTTTCTTGATTGTTTATGTAAAACTTTAACAAGTTTGGTTTGCGTCCACGCTCAATTTTGTAATCAACACCGTCAACTTGAAATTCAGCACTGACCAACATGTTTTTACCATTGGTCTTGTTAATTAGATTGTCTTTGCGTATGCTTGTTAATGCATTTCCATATAATGCAAAGCTCAACGCATTAATAATAGTAGTCTTTCCTGTACCATTTCGCGAACCATCACCACCGAGGTCCATGTTTTCGCCTAGCACTAGTGTTAAGTCATGCCGATCAAAGTCAATTGCTTGAGTAACGTTGCCTACACTCATGAAGTTTTTTACTGTCAATTTTTGCAGATTAATCATAGTTGTATTATAACTGATCTAAAACGGATTGTAAATCCCTTTTTGAAAATCTTTCCCAATAAATGTTAATGTTGTGTTCCAAAATTGGAACTGTTTCTTCAACAAGTGCCTTGACTTGTAATAACGGTAAGTTTGCTATTTTTTCAATTATATCTGCAATAGCACAGATTCGTTCTGATGTATTTTCAATATTATCATAACTTTCATCCCAAAAATCATGAAATGTTTTAAAACCAAAATCTTTAATACGCTGTAACGAACGTGGCGTACTAGCAAGTATAAATGGTCTTGAGTACATAATACTTTTCCAAGTTTTTTCAGTAAAATAAGGATAAGGATATTCCATAACACTTTCTACTACTAGCTGCACACCAGAACGTTGCATAAAATAACTTGAAGCATCGTTGTTGTTTGCATCTTTTGGAACAGTGTCGTCTGCTAGTATAAATCTTTCAAAATTTTCGTAACTGTCAACTAACGGGTGTTGTTTGGTTTGATACAAAAATGTATTGGCATGATTTATATTAGCAGTAATTAATGCATGATTTTTTTTGTAAAGATTGTTATTTCGAGAAAACGGAACAGTGGTTCTGTAAAGTATTCCTTTTTCTTGTATGTTGTCTGGTGTTAACACCGATGAACTTGATTCGTTTGGACCATATGGAATTATTTCTGAATCAAAATTATATGTTACAATGCCTTTATTAATTAAGTCTTTTTCGGCAAGCATGCAAAGCATATCAACACGATGAGGGCGCATACGCCCATTTAAACACATGTATGGACTTACAATTTCGTCAATGTTAATTTCAGGAACATTAGTAATACCAGGTCTGACCCTATCTACCCAGTGTTCTGTTTCAACTATATGAGGCATTGGTAAAGAAAATAAATCACAAAGTTCTTTGATTTCTCTTTCAGCTGGATAGTTAACAAGAAGTATTAAAAAATCACTAGGAATATCAAAGTGATGAAGTGTAGCAAACAAATTATATAATGACAATCCGGTGTCGTTTAGGTTTGAATAATAAGTTAATTCGTGGTTAATAACCATTATACGTTCGTTTGGTGCAAAAACTTTTCCTTGAAACTTTTGCCAGTAATTGTATAATGATTTTAAGTCAGAGTCGTACTCGCTGACCCAATACCAATCTAGTACTTTGTATTTGTTTTCGCAATAGTCTACAATATCGGGCCATGGTGTTGGATGCCACCATTGATCTTTGATGTCGTTTGTCATAGAGTTTGATATATCTGTAATAATAATTTTGAATCATAAAAATCAGATTCAATATTCAAAATTTGATCAGTAACAATTTGATCAACACTTTCGAATTTAATTTCGCCAGGCGATAAATCTTCGCCAACTTCTTGAGTTTTAATTGGAATCAAACTCATGTCTCTTAAATTATATTGATTAATAAATGTGTCTCTGATATACCCCGCTTCTTCGTAGCTAATATCAATGTCAAGATGAACTCTAACGTGTTGGTTTGCTTTAAGAAGTTTTTGATTTTCGTCAAGCAATTGACTCAGTTTATATACATTGTACAAAGGCTGATCGGGCCATGCATGGTATTCAATTTCTTTGCCCCATTCAAGTATACCGCATCCTCTGTTTTCGTCACCAGCATCTGCGTAGTTGTGCGGAAAAGCATTGCCCATATATGTAATGTTTCCACGAGTTTGACGCATATGGAAATGTCCACTAAAAACAGTTTCAACGCCGCCAAAGTGTTCTGCTTGTAATTCACCATGATCAGGCATTTCTACCATTGCATTCATTTTAAAATGCGGTAGTTCAAAATGCCCCATTACATATCGTGTGTTTAATTTTGAAATACGTTTATGGTCATCGCCAACTAGCCAAGGAGCAATAGTAACATCTCCTTCGGTATACCAATCGTTTACAATTTGAATATTAGGAATATGTTTTGCCCATTCAGCGCCGTGAATATCTCTTTTGTCTCGATAGTATAAATCGTGGTTACCAGGTATAAAGTACACAACATCAAAAGCATCAGACAGTCTTTCAAGACTTCGCAAACTGAAATTCAATGTTTGTAAGTTAATACTAGCACGATGGTGATGCCAGTCACCCAAAAAGAAACAAGTTTCGCAACCCTTTTCTTTTCCTAATTTAATTGCCCATTCAACAAAGTTCTCGCAATCACGATTGTGTTGCAGGCTGTTGGACTTCATTCCAAAATGAATGTCTGTAAATAGTAATGCACGTTTAAATAAATTGTTCATAGTATACAGTATAACACTCCTATATTGATCATGCAACTAAATCGAGTAATTGTTTAGTAGTAGTTGGGAATTGGTTTAAGTTGTTGCATTTAAGTTCAATGCCTTTTTCTCGTAACAAGTATTGTACAAATACTTCGTCAATAAAAGTTAACTCACAGTATGAATAATCATAAGACACATCTTCGCTTAAAATACTATCAACAATACATTCACATTCGTGTTGATGTGACAAATATTTTTGGTTAGCAATCATATTAGCGTGTATTTCAGATATGTCTTTGCTGGAACTTAGCCCGCACTCGTCTAATAACTTTGGCCATGTATAAGCACTAAAGTTGTACAAAATATCATTTACATTAAGTACAAAAACATTTGCAGGTATGTCATCATTAACTGTGGTTAACTTTTCCCATGCTGGCATCAAGTAATAACTAAAAAACTCACGCAGTATCCATTTTGGTATATCACTAATTGGTGTGTTTTTGGCAACAGGCCAATTTTTGTAAATTGTATCAATGTCAATTGAGTCATTGAATTGATGTTGTTCCCAATTATCCCAAATTTTACTGTAATAATTGTTTAATACTAAAAGTTTTGATTTAGGATCAACGTTTATTAGTATTGCTTGATCAACACTGTTGGCAACTTCTTTAATATTACAATTGATATCTTCGTCTGCGTGTGTTTTTGGATGAAATCGTACAAACTTATCTTGTTGATTGTACTTGCGCCATCCAGACATGTCCAGCAGGTGGCGACCAATATAAGCATGACTACTGCCTGTATTGGTAAACGGTAACTGTGATTGATTTATTTGTTCGCCTTGATCAGTCCAAGTGTTTAACAAATATTCAATATATGTACCGTAAGCACCACCGGTGAACATAACAGGAATTGTTGAAGGCATTTATTCTTCTGAAGGTTGTTGCATTTCTTCAATAATCCGGGCGCTCTGATTAGAGTTTTGAAATTGTCTTGTCCAGCTTGGATTTAGACCATTTTGCTCTAAGATGTCATCGCGAATGTTTTGATTTTTCTTTTCAATGTTCAACACACGAGTAAACGAGTTGGTAATTGCGGCAGTATAATATGCAAATGGATTTTGACTTTTTGATTCGTCAAATTGCAAGCCAATCTGGGACAATTGCAACAATGCTTGCCCTCGCATTTCATCATTATAGGTGTAGCCACGCCAATTTGATCGAGTTGCATATCTTTCACATAGTTTCATAAACATCATAGCAAGTTTGTTGGTCATTTTTCCGTGATCTTTGTTGAACTTACCGTTGCTTAATCCACCTTCCCAATGACTGCGTCCAACAACATATGGTTGTTTGTTTTCATCTAAACGATAATGCTCAAAGGGAGGAAAATTACAACGAATATGCACTAAATCTTCTTTGTTTTGCGGTTTTACGTCAGAATCATCGTCGTCAGCTGATGCTTTATCATCCTCTATAATATCAAACAATTCAGCTAAGTCGCGCTTTTTTTGTTTTTTCTTTTGTGCTTTTGTTACTTTTTTAGGAGCAAGTGGTACATGATCCCAGCAAGTAACTCTAAAAACTAATTCCGAGTTGTCAATTTTCTTTTCGTTTACTGGTTCTCCCAACTCTTTTGTTAGACGTGCGGCACGATTGCGTCTTGCTTCTGCAATTGTGCGAATATTGATTTTGTCTACGCTGGGTAAGATAATGTCAAATTGATGATCGTTATCTGGGTCTACAAAGTAGCAATATGTGTTCTTGCTTTTGTGAATTTCTTTTAAAATATCTTTGTTGTTAAGATAGTTAACTTTTCTAGCCACTATAATTCTCCTGTATATGCTTGTATTATAACATAATAATTTAAAGTGTCAACCTTTTTTTTTAAAAATTTTTAAAGTTAAGTTAGCCGTTTATACGGTAATATAAATACACTGGTAGTTTGAGAATACTATACTTATGGCAAAACCACAAGTAACTATAGGAGAATAACTTTGGCTAATCCACAACCACAATCTAGTACAGCAGATGATCCCGCATCACAACCAATCATATATGATGAGTTTGGCGATCTTTTGCCTGGTTGGGAAATTGATCCTAACACCAATGAGCCAGTATACGTTGGTGAAGGTCCGGGTCAAGAAGAGCCCGAGCCGGTTGAAGAAGCTGAAGAGGAAGATCAAGAAGATCCAAACGCACTTGACCTTATTGGTAACACTGTATTGGCGGCTGCAGATTACACAAAAAAACTACTAGCACAGTCGCAAGCAACACTTGACGCACAATCAAAGTCAATAAACAACTCTGAGTGGCGAGTAAAACTAAGTCTTGCTCCGGGCGCTGACTATTTGTACAGAAGTGGTGCACCAGGAATTCTCTCTCCATTGGCTGGTACTGACGGAGTTATTTTTCCATATACGCCAGAAATAGACACACAGTATAGAGCAAATTATGATAGCGCAAACCTAACACACAGTAACTACAGGGGTTATTTTTATCAAAGCAGTTTTACTGATCAAGTAAACATTATGGCAGATTTTACAGCTCAAGACACTGATGAAGCTGAATACATGCTAGCTACTATTCACTTTTTTAGAAGCGCAACTAAAATGTTTTATGGATTAGATGCAGAAAGAGGAGCGCCACCTCCATTGGTGTTTCTTAAAGGACTAGGAGATTATCAGTTTAATAATCATCCTTGTTTGATAACCAATTTTAGCTACCGTCTCCCTCCTGATGTTAACTATATACGTGCTTTGAGCAGAAATATTCCTGGCGGTGTTGACATGCTATCTCGCCGAAACAGAACAGTTACACCACAAGGATTGTTTGCAAGTGCAGTGTCAAGACTGTTTTCAATTGGTTTGCAAAAAGGTGCTGAGCCAGAAACATCAGCTGCACCAGCACCGCCAAGATTAGGTTTGGATCAGCCAACATATGTTCCAACAAAAATGCAAATGCAAATTACATTATTGCCTGTACAAACACGTAAACAAGTTAGTAAACAGTTTAGTCTTAAAGATTATTCTAACGGTAACTTGCTCAGAGGAGGATTTTGGTAATGGCAAAGTACAATGTGTTAAGTCCTTATTATAACACACAATATAGACAGTTTTTCTTGGATGCCATGATTAATCGCGCCATTCCCAGGGAGAATGATGATTTGACCATGACTATTAATGCAACCTATGAGTATAGGCCAGATTTATTAGCACACGACTTGTATGAAAGTGCAAATCTTTGGTGGGTGTTCTATCAAAGAAATCCAAACACACTATCTGCACCTCCGCTTGATTTTAAAGCAGGCACTACAATTTTTGTGCCAAAAATGTCTACACTACGAAAAGTTTTGGGATTCTAGTAAATGCCATATCAAGATAACTTTGTCCAAAAACCAGCTAGTGCTGGACAGATTGCTAGCCAAGACGATAGCGCAAATCCGTCAGCACCCGGGGGTGGCAGTCTTGTCGCTGGCCCAGACGGTAGAGTACAATCTGCAAGCCCAACTACAAATCCAACAAACGCACAAATACCAGGCGAACCAGAAACGTTTGGCGACACAGGCACTGACGCTCAGGTACGTAAAAACAATCAAACACAAAGCACCGATGGTTCCCAAGGTCAAGGCAAAAATCCAGTAACTGGAGAAACAAATCCGCAACCCAGTGCCAACACTGAGGAAGGAGCATCAGCTGAAGGTGATGATAACGAAGCAACACTTAATGAGACTCAAACCAGAGTAGACGAAATTTTTGGACAACAATTTATTTTTCCTCAAGAAAATGTGCTTGATCAATATGCAAGTTATACTTGGAATGCTTCAGTATACATGTTAACTGATAGAGATCTTAGAGGACTTTATACAAGAAAACGCAAGTCTGTTCCCAACACACAACTGCTATTTCGCAGCGGCGGAGCTGGCAAACGCGGAATAGGCAATACTTTTAATCTGTCTGACATTGAAAACATCATTATGGGTAAAGGTGTCGCTTTTGACTTAGATTATTATATTGAAGAAATCAACATGAAAAGTCTTGTTACCGGGGGTGGCGCAGGACTAGCAAACAACGTAGTTGAGTTTGACATGAAAGTTATTGAACCCAACGGATTTACTCTAATAGATAAACTTTATCAAAGTTGTGTAAATTTAGCCGCTGATCCTACTAAACCAGCAAACTATGCAGCTCAACCTTATCTTTTGGTAATACGTTTTTGGGGTTACGACGAAAACGGAAACCTAGTCAAAGCAGGCACACTAGATCCTCTGGGATTAGGATTGCCCGGGCTCATTGTTGAAAAACACATACCTTTTGTTATAGGAAATGTTACAACATCTGTTGAATCTAAACTAGTAGAATACAACTGGACATGCAAAGTTATTCCTTACCAAATTGCACTAAGTCAAGCAAGAGGAAGTATACCTTATAACATTGAAATATCAGGTGCTAATTTAAAACAACTACTGGGAACAAACGATCCACCTGAGACAGATCAAGGTAATGCTAGTGGCAATGGCGCCAATGAAGACGACACCGACTCTACAGATGCTGGCACAGACGAAGCAGTGAGCGGGTCAGGCCAAACTTCAACAGATTCCACCACCGAAGCTGATACTGCGCCACCTGCACCAGAGAATGCAAATGCTGCACAACCTGCACTAAAATCATCTATTACTGGATTAATGGACACACTTAATCGTTTCCAAAGAAAACTTGTGCGTGATGGAATTTACGAAGTAGGCGACGAATACAGTCTTGAATTCACCGAAGACATATTGGCAACAGCAACAACACGAAAACTTGGCGAAGGACTTGATAAATCAACAACACCAATGGATAGTAGTAACAGTCCAGATAAAGAATTGCCTGACAAACAAAAAATGGACACTGAGATGCGAACGTATCAAGCAGTTGCTGGTACACAAATTGTACAGTTTATGGATCAGGTAATTAGAAATAGCAGTTACATTCAAGACCAAGCATTGTTTAACTATGATGAAAAAACTGGAGCAATTATTCCCAACGGAAACATTGCAGGGAAAAGTGTTGCATGGTATAAAATTTCAGTTGAATCATCACCTATTGCAATGGATGCCAAAAGAAATGATTATGCTTATAAAATTAAATTTATTGTTAGCCCATACAAAGTTGATAACTTAAACAGTGTCTATTTTCCAAGACCACAATTTAGCGGTGTACACAAACGCTATGATTACTGGTTTACAGGTCAGAACACACAGGTACTAGATTTTAAACAAGATTTTAATTCATTGTACTACAATGTGATCAGCGGCGCACAACAGGATATTCTTGCTTCTAGTACTGCACACGGCAAAGTTTTAACAAAAAGATTTTATCAGCCAAACAGCGGACAAAGCTCACAAGGCGCAAGCGGAAAAACAAACGAACCAGCTGCCAATGCTGCAGATTATTTGTACAGTCCAGCTGATCAAGGAACTGTTAGCATGAAAATTATTGGTGATCCTGCTTGGATTCAACAAGGCGAATCGTTTGCTGGATTTCACCCATCACAGTTTAACTATAGTGCGTTTTTGCCCGATGGATCAATTAACTATGATGCGCAGCAAATATTGTTTGAATTAAATTTTAATTTGCCAAGTGACTATGATTTAAATAAAGGACTTATGCAACCCAGCGGAAGCGGCGGGGCAAGTGGCACAGGCTTGTTTGGATCAATATTAAGCATGCTTGGCTCATCAGCAAACGCAAGACAAAGTTACGTGTATTATGCAACTGAAGTTTATCATAGATTCAAAGGCGGAATGTTTACACAAGACCTTAAAGGAAAATTACGTATTGTACCTCTTGAAGAAGAAAAATTGCAAGGTATTACTGTTACAGAACTACAACCAGGCACAACAATAGGAGATACTTGGTATCCTCCGGGTTATGATGTTGAAACTGAACAAACTGAAGGAAGAGATATTCCTACTCCAGTACAAGGTGTAGCTGCGCCCGACACAGTTGGTGTTGATGCTGTAAATCCTGATCTTGGTGATGCTCTTAGTACATTTAGTGGAGTTGGAGAAGCAGTTGACAGCGCAGACATGCTGGTTTCAGGAACTCAAGGGTATGACTCTGCAGCACAAGGGGCTCAGCCACCAACCAGTGACGGCGAAGAAATTGGATTAGTTGAGATGTTAGACATAGCACCGTCGAGCGCAACTGCAACTACACTTGGAGCACTTATTGATGCTCCAGACAATCTACCTGTAACAAACGAAATGGTTAATCCACAACCATTGCCAAACATTTCTAGTGCTGGTGTTAACATTATGCAAACACAAGAATATCAAACTCTGCAGGAAGCCAATCAAAATGTAGAAACAACTTTTGCTGAATGGCAAGATCTTCAAGCACAGTCAGTGACAGGAAACTTCCCGGGCTGGGAAACCAGCGGCGCCGCTAGAGAAGCATTAAATGCTGCAAGATTTATAGCATCAGAAGCAAAAGCAGATTATGATTCTGCTGTAGAAATAAGAAACGAAGCAGAAAAAGCATTGAATACTCTTCAGTCGCAAACTCAAACCAACACAACACAAGACCCACAAATAATCAATAGAGAGTCACAGGGAGGCTAGTAATGGCAGAGGACATTGGACGTAATAAAGGTAGAGGCAGTGGATATAAAGTTGACCGCGGCGGCATGCCTTCTGAATCAGGGCCTTTTGTTGCTACAGTAGTAAACACCACAGATGGAACGCGGTCTGGCAGAATACAAGTTGTATTGGATAGATTTACTGATGGAACGCCCGATGCAGCATTGTACATTAGTGACAAGGCATTGTGGAGAACAGTTCGCTACCTAAGTCCTTTTTATGGCCAAACACGACAAGGTGCTACTGACGGAGCAGGACAATTCTTAGACGGAAACCCACACAGCTACGGCATGTGGTTTACTGCGCCAGATATTGGGACAAAAGTACTTTGCTTTTTTGTCAACGGCGATCCTAGTCTAGGATACTACATAGGCTGTGTTCCTATACCAGGACTAAATCATATGGTTCCTGCAATTGGGTCAACTGGAAATTATTCTACCCAAAACGACGAACAAGCCGCACAGTTTGAAGGGAAAACTGCTGTTCCTGTAATTGAGATAAACAACGCTAACTCTGAAATTACAAACAATCCTAAATTCTTTGATGAAGCAAAGCCAGTACACAGTATACAAGCCGGTATTTTACTTGCACAAGGCTTACTTGATGATCCTATTAGAGGCTCTATTTCAACAAGTGCGCAACGCGAAAGCCCCAGTAGAGCATTTGGAGTAAGCACTCCTGGCAGGCCAATCTATCAAGGCGGCGCTGAAGCAACAAGCTCAAGTGCTAGAGCCAGTGGCGATACAACTGTTGAACAATTAAAAATTATTGGTAGGCAAGGTGGTCACAGCATCATCATGGACGATGGCGATATTGACAACAACAATAATCAAATTCGTATTAGAACCAGCAAAGGTCATCAAATAACTATGAGCGATGACGGGCAATGTTTTTTTATTACACATGCCAATGGACTAACATGGATTGAACTTGGTGCAAGCGGCACTGTTGATGTGTATGCAACAAATAGTGTAAATGTTAGAACTCGCGGATCAATAAATCTTCATGCTGACCAAGATATTAACATGTATGCTGGTGCACAATTTAATGTAAAAGCAAATAAAATTGCCATGGAAAGTGCTACATCTTTGAGTGTATCGGGTACTGAAAGTGCAACATTGTACAGTGAAGCCCTAGTCGGTATTAAAAGTGACGGAACAGTTGCTATAGAAAGCAGTTCAACTGGCAGTATTAAAAGTTCAGAGTTGAATATTGTGGCTACACCAATTAATTTAAACAGTGGTGCAGCAGAAGCAGTAGAAGCCCCTGAGCCAATACCTATTACGTCAGCAGGAGATTCAGAAAGCATTGTATCACGTGGGCCAACACATATGCCGTTTGCAGACCTTGGCAAGGGAACAGTTGGGTCTGACGGAACAACACCCGAAGAGCCAGCAGGACCTGGTGGTAATGGAGGAGTGTAATGGCAACAACAATAACAAAGTTTCAACGCTTGCTAGCTGGAACAGTAGTTGTTGATGGGATAACTGCAAGTGACTTTGCTGTTCAACCTTTGGTAGCAAGAGTAATTGGCAAACTTACAAAAAATGATTTAAGAGCAATGTCAGCTCAAGCAGTTAAAACAGCAGGACAGCCTAACGTTACTAAAAGCAATACAACAGGATTTGGAAGATATGGATTTTCGTCAGCGCAACTTGAACAAGTAGGATATCTTAAAAAAGGAACTACTGCGAGATACGTTCAGCCAAGTGGTAACGCAGTTAGTGCTTTAGGAAGTCCTCTTGTTTGGACAGGAAAAAATGGAATTAAAAATCTTAACGATTTATTAGTTCTAATACCTTCCAAACAAGACTTTGTTCAATTTGAATTATATTTAGATGCGTATGAATATTTGAAATTACGCAAATTAAAACTTGATAATATCAGCGTTACTGATTTACCTGCTGAAGAACTTGGAGGCCTGTTACAAGGTGCTGCAAAGTTTGGACCAAGTGTAGTACATCAGTGGGCACAAGAACTTCCGCTATTGCCCAATTTCCAAAGTCAAATAACTCAAATTAAAACAAGTATTAGAATGGGCAACTATGCAGTTCACAGTGTAAAAAAATTCAGTAACAATGTTAAAAATATTTCTGATACTACCAATGTATTAGATACAGTGAATACACAAAATGTTGCAAACACAGTTGCAGCAATTGTTGGATCTGCAAAGGTTGATCCTCGAGCCTTTTAAGGAAATAAATATACTATGCCAAAGTTCATCGGATTTAGCACAATTAATCGATATAAAAAGTTCACAGTGACTGACTACGATTTAATCAAACAAGACCTTCTTAATGCGTTAAACATACGCCAGGGAGAATTGCCCGGCAGACCAGGCTTTGGTACAACTATTTGGGAATATGTTTTTGAACCACAAACACAAGATGTGCTTACTGCAATGGAACAAGAAATGCAACGTGTATGTGGAAGTGATCCAAGATTATATATTGAACGTATCAATACCTTTCCTCAAGAAAATGGTGTGTTAATTGAAGTACTGCTCAGTGTAGTACCCAGCACCGACACCGAACGACTAGCAATCTTTTTTGATCAAGAGGTTCGCAATGCAACCTATGTATAATATGCGCGGTTTATATTATACATAAATAGTTTTATTACAAAGAAACAGGCGGCCATGGCAAGAACAACTAGACAAACAGCAATTTTTGGGGTTGAGGATTGGAAGAAAATTTACCAAACCTATCGCGAAGCTGACTTTCAAAGTTATGATTTTGAAACGCTTCGAAAAAGTTTTGTAGATTATATTCGTCTATACTATCCTGAGCAATTCAACGATTATATCGAATCAAGTGAATTCATTGCACTACTTGATGTAATGGCATTCATGGGTCAATCTCTTGCATTTAGATCAGATTTAAACACAAGAGAGAGTTATCTAGATACTGCCGAACGTAGAGACAGTGTGGTTAGATTAAGTAATTTAGTCAGCTATACACCAAAACGTAATACGGCCGCGCAAGGATACCTAAAAGTATTTTCAGTTGTAACAACTGAAAATGTTTTTGACTACAATGGTGTTAATTTAAGTAATGTTACAGTGGATTGGAACGACCCAACAAACACTGACTGGCAAGAGCAATTTACATCAATAATAAATGCTGCGCTGGTTAGTAATCAACGCATTGGAAAACCAGCAAATAGCCAATCTATACTAGGTGTTGACACAAACGAATACACTATTAACTTAGTTCCTGGATACCTGCCAGTTGTTCCATACAACTCAACAGTAAACGGTGTTACTATGCCATTTGAGGCTGTTAGCAGTACCAGTGTTGGTAAAACTTTTGTGTACGAACCCAGCCCAAAGCCTAACGGAAGATTTAACTTTTTATATCGTAACGATCAACTTGGGTTCGGCAGCGGCGACACTGGATACTTCTTTTTGTTTAAACAGGGTGTACTACAGAATCAAGATTTTAATTTAGCTGAGAGAGTTTCAAACCGTACAGTAAACATTAATATCGAAGGCGTCAACAACGAAGATGTTTGGCTATATCAAATTGACAATGTTGGTTCAATTGCAACTGAATGGGAATATGCTGAAAATGTTTATGCTGGTGCTGTTGAGCAGCTTGCTCCAGATTTGCGCAAACTCTTTTCAGTTGCAAGTCGAACCAATGATCAAATTACAATGAATTTTGGCGACGGCGTGTTTAGTGAAATACCAGTTGGACTTTTTAGAGCCTATGTTCGTGCAAGCAACGGATTAGAGTATATTATTAATCCTGAAGAAATGCAAAGTGTAACAATTCCAATCAGCTATGTAAGTCGTGTTGGTAGAGTTGAAACAGTTACTTTTACATGCGGGATTTCATCTCCGGTAACAAATGCAGATGCACGTGAAACAATTGCAGAAATTAAACAACGTGCGCCGGCTCGTTATTATACACAAAATCGCATGGTAAATGGGGAGGACTACAACAACTTCCCATTTACAAGATACAGTAGTATTCTCAAAAGCAAAGCAATAGCACGTAGCAGTGTTGGCACAAGTAGATATTTAGAGTTAGTTGACAACACAGGAAAGTATAGTAGCACAAACACTTTTGGAAGTGACGGAGCACTGTGGGAAAATGACACTGTAACTTCGGTGTTTCAATTTGAATGGTTTAGCCGCAATGATATATCTAGTATGATTACAAATACGCTTCAACCTGTGATTAGTAATCCATACATGTTGCAATTCTATTATTCAAAATTTCCAAGACCACAAGTGTCGACACTGTTTTGGAATCAAAGCACAGTTTCAACTAACGAAACTTCGGGATATTTTACTGATGTTAACGGTACGCCACAACCAGTGGGCGTATTTGTTACAACAAACGCACAGTATATTGCAACTGGAGCATTAATTAAATTTACTGCACCTGCAGGGCAATACTTTGATGCTGACAATCGTTTGCAAACCGGAACCCCAACAAAAAATAATGAAAAAACTTCAGTGTGGGCTAGTCCAACCGCAGTAATCGGGACAGGCGACAACCAAGGTGTTGGGAATTTAGATGATGGCAGTGGACCGGTTATTCTAAACAATAACATTCCAACCGGTGCAGCTGTAACAGAAATTATTCCAGTTTTTGTAACAGACCTTCCAACAACCATTGAAAATCAAATGATTGAACAAGTTGTGTTGTATAGAAACTTTGGCTTAGGATTCAACAACGAAACAGGCGTGTGGTATTTGATTACATCAACTAACCTAGCAGTCGATGCTGAATTTAGTTTAGCAAACGCTGGCAACACCACAGGCACAAACGTTG